ACAGCTGTTATGAGACAACCAGTAGAAACTGGTTTAGATATGATTAAAAACTCTGCACTAAAAGCTACAGCATTAGGTGGAGTTGTAGGTACAGCACAATTCCTTACAGCAGATGATGATAAACTAATAGCTACTGCAAAAGGTTTTGCAATTGGTGCATCAATATATGGAGCTGGTAAATTACTTGCTAGTCAAATACGTAAAGCTCCTAAAGCATATGATGAAGCAGCACTAGCTGGTGAATCTGCTATGGATACATCTAAATTTATTACAGTAAAACTTAATTCAGCAGCACAATCACTTAGTAATAAAATTAAAGATGCAGTACCAGATGGTATAGATTCTAGACGTAAAATATTCTATTATTTAACACAAGCTAGAGTAGATAGAAAAACATTTCAGTTTAATCCTAAACTAAAACCTATTGCTAAATCAGAACTTAGTAAAGCTGAATTAGAAGCAGCCGAAAGTGTTAGAAAAATATTTGATGAGTTTGCAGATATATTTGGTAAAGGTGGTAAAGAGTTATTTACTACACAAAGATCTAACTATCTTCCATTATTATGGAGACAATATAATCCCAAAGAACAACCTTTTCAGTTTGTAAGTAAATATGATAAACTAGTTACTGGGCCATCAGCTAAATTCCAATTTGGTAAACGTGGTGTATTCCAAGATATAAATCAGGGATTACAAGTAGGTTATTCACTATTACCAGGCAAAGATGATCCTGCAGAACTAGTTAGATTATATGGTTTAGCTGCTAGTAAAGCATTATCTACAAGAGCATTAATTAATCATTTGCAAAAAACAAATATTAATGATGTACCTTTATTAATTAAAAATCCTAAATACTCTCCTGCATTTGATCCACAAGATTATACTAAGTTTGATCATCCTTATTTTAAAGTAGAAGGCACAATACCATACATACATAAAGGTATGGAAAGATCATTAAGAATGGTATTTGATGCAACTGATGAAGGTCAGTTAATGGGTGCAATATTTAATACCAACCTAATGATGAAAAGATTAGCTGTTGGTTTCTCATTCTTTCATGCTGGTGCATTAGTAGAAAGTTTAATCTTTGCTGGTTCTAAGTTTAGTTTTATTAAAAAAACATTAGATCCTAGAAAAAAACCTGAAATACTTAATATGGTTAGAGATCCCTCTACCTATATAAAAGACTTTGATCATGCAACTAAGCAACTTAAAAATGCTGGTTATGATGATGTAGTAAGATTTGCACAACAAACAGGTTTACAAATATCTACACCTGAAGATGTAGGCTTTGATAGATTCTACTACAATATGAGAGGATTAGATCCTTTCTTAAAAAGACATTTTGGTGTATCTACTAATGGTAAAGTAGAAGAAGTATTTAGATGGTTTGATAAAATTACTTGGGATAGAGTATTTACTGCTGCTAAATTAAATACATTTCTTACAGCATTAGATAAACCTACATTAGGTTTTGGTAGTAAAAACCCATTCCAAATAATGCCAGGTGATACAGTAGCTCAAATATATAGTAAAGCTACAAGAGCAGCACAGTTTACTAACGATGCTTTTGGTGGACAAAACTGGGATATGTTAGCTAATAGAATACGAAATCGTACTCTTAAAACTTTAACACAAACATTATTTGCACCAGGATCTAGAGGATATATGCAACTGTTATTGTTTGCACCTGATTGGACATTATCTAATATCAGGATTATCGCTAAGTCTTTACCTGCGTTTGAATCTGATCCAAATCTACGTAGACTATATCAATATTATTTTGCAAGAGCTGCACTTACATATGCAACTGTAGGATCTGCACTAAACTATATATTTAGTGGTCATTCTATATTAGAGAATACAGATCCAACTAGAATTGATTTAGGAGATGGACAAGTACTTACATTTTCTAAACAATTAATGGAACCATTCCATTGGATTACTGATCCTCAATCTACAGGTCTTAAAAAGATTGGCTCTCTACCTAGAACTACAATTGAAGTATTAACTAACAAACAATACTTAACTACTAAGTGGAGTCCAAACTTAACTAAAAAAGATGACGAAGCTATAGAAAAAGGATTAAAAATTGGTGGACATATTGGTATGAGATTTTTACCAATATGGCTACAATCAGCATCAAGAGATATTGCTGAAAAACTACAAAGTGATGGTCTGTCATTAGATGAAGCATCTGATACAGCAGTAGACTTTGTATTGGGTCAACTAGGACACCCACGTTATCAAGGGCCTAGATACACACAATATAAAACGAAAGGGCTTATAAGAGATCCTTATAAGACATTATTCTAATGAGTAGACACACTGAAAATAGAGAAGAACTATTAAAAGTATATGGTGAGATTGATCTCATTAAACAAAAAATTGATACTTTAGAAAATAACCATTTAGCTCACATGAAGAAAGATATAGATAGAATTTTATACATTCTTGGAGCTGTTGGACTTGCAGTATTAGGTGAATTGTTTATACTTTTAAATAAAGTTCTATGACAAAATTTGTATTAGTATTGTGGATGTGCAGTGTTTTACATAACAACTGTCCATCTAGTACTATACCAGGATATTCATTTACTAATCATTACGATTGTGTAAATGCAGGTTATGCTATTGCTCAAAAAACATTTAGAGCATTGGATGAACTAGAAGAATACGATAGAATTTATGTAGAACAAAATAAAATTGTTATTAAATTTGAATGTAGACCTGTAGAAATTATAGTACCTTTGCCAAAACCTAAAGTAAAGACATAAAGTTGTACCTATAGTTTACTTCTCTCTACGATTGTAATATATAATAGTATGTTCAAATCAATACTGATCATAAGTGATACTCATATTCCTTATCATCATCCTGATTTGATACCTTTTCTTAAAGAAATTAAGAAACAATATAAACCAGATAAGATAGTACACATTGGTGATGAAATAGACAAACATGCTATGTCGTTTCATGATTCTGATCCTGACTTACCAAGTGCAGGGGATGAGTTAAAACTGTCATTGCCAGTGATTAAAGAATTAGAAAAGTTATTTCCTGATATGGATCTATTAGATTCTAATCATGGAAGTTTAGTTTACAGACGTGCTTTAAAACATGGAATACCAAAAGCATATCTTAGAAACTATAACGAGTTCCTAGAAGTAGGAAAAAGATGGAAATGGCATGATGACCTTACCTTAAAAACTCCTGGTGGGCCAGTTTATTTCTGTCATGGTAAAGTAGCTGATGTGCTTAAACTAGCACAATCTATGGGAATGAGCTGCGTTCAAGGACATTATCATAGTAGCTACAATATAAAATATTATGGCAATTCTTTAGGATTGTACTTTGGTTTACAAGTCGGTTGTTTAATAAACAAAGACTCTCTAGCTTTTAGATATAATAAAACACAAAGAGCTAGACCAATAATAGGACTAGGTATGATACTTAATGGTTTGCCCAAATTAGTACCAATGGTACTAGATAAGAAAGGCAAATGGAATGGAAAAATTACCTAGAGGGATTAGAAATAAAAATCCTGGAAATATAAAATTAGGAACAGATTGGGATGGTTTAGCTGCAGAGCAAAACGATCCTATATTTTGTACCTTTGATGAAGCTGTAATGGGTATACGTGCATTAATGCGTATATTATTAACTTACAGATTTACGCACAAAAAAACTAATGTTGACTCTATCATTAGCAGATGGGCTCCACCTTCTGAAAACGATACAGAAGCATACATAGACTTTGTTTGCAAAAAAATGGATGTTAAACCATTAGATGAATTAGATAATAGCATAGAACATTATCTACCTTTGGTTAAATGGATTATTCAAATGGAAAATGGTATGCAACCTTATGATGATGAGTTGATCGTAGAAGGGATGTATAAAGCATGGGAAGGTTATCCAATTGGTTCTACAGCTTCTTAGAACACTGGGGTTCAAAAATGCATGTATATGCATGGAACAAAAAGTACAGTAAACGAAAACATGTTCTTGTTCGAGGTAATCGAACTGGACAATTTTACAACGTAAAAAAGAAATAATATGTGGCTAAATTTAATAAGCATGGGCATGAAAACTGCCTCTCATATATATCAGAATAAACAAAAAACAAAACGAATGATATCAGGCAATATTCATTGGAGTAGTGTCTGCTATTTATGGTCTTAAAGGTGCTGATATTATGAGAAAACCTAAATGACAGCAATCATAGGTAAACCCAAGCACTCTAAATGTAATACTTGTAAAAACAAGATAACAAATAGATATGTTATGTTTGATAAAATAAAATATTGTTTAAAATGTTTTTATATGTCAGGCAAGTCATTACCAATTTTTCATAAATGAATAAACAACCATTAAATATTGGAGAAGAAGCACGAGTTCAAATGCCTATGAAAACAGTTGCTAGTTTAATAGTAATTGTAGCAATGGGTGTATGGGGTTATTTTGGTATTGTAGAAAAACTTAACCAACATAGCACAAGACTAGAACTAATGGAAAAAGATCTAACAGAGAATACAGACTTTAGAATAAAGTGGCCCAGAGGGCAACTAGGTTCTTTACCTGCAGACTCTGAACAGTTTATGATGATTGAAGATCTATATAAAACTACAGATAAATTAAATGCACATATAGAAAATATGGCATTAAACAAAGTAAACATTGAGTTTTTACGAAAACAAATGGATAAAGTATTACAAGATATAGAAAAATTAAAAGATGCTAATCGTGAGATTGGTTATAAAAATGGAAGTTATTCGCAATGATTGAAACTGTAGTAGCATTATTAATGTTTGTAAATGGAGAAATAAAAGAACATCTTGTACAAAAAAACATGGCAGCATGTTTGCGTGGAAAACGTCATGCAGAAAGAGAATATTCTGAATCTGTATCTTATAAATGTTATAAAGGTAAAGCAGAAGTAGAACTATACAAAGGGAGAAAATATATTAAAGCTTTAATATTAAATTAACTATAATCTCTTTCTATTATCATTTCTAAATAATGAATAGCTTTCTCTATATCCTTGCGTTTACCCTTCTTCTTATGTCGGCATATGTACTTAATGGCATTGCCTTCAGCGAATGGTAAATTATTTTCATTAATAAAATGTGCAGGTTGCACCTTCATATTTTTATAATGATCTCCATCTACTTGTGTATTTAATGTTTGGTATGTCATATCTTTAAATATATTTTTATCAGTCAAATTTTAACCTATAACGACCAGGACGATATTCTCGTTCTGGTTTTTGTTTTATATAATGATTTCTTCGTACTCTAGATATATCATTCTTAATAGCTTTTGCAATTTTTTGATAAGTACGATCTGGATCTAAATCAGCTAATCTACACACAGTTCTAAAATCTATTGAATTACCAGTAAGCCAAGCAATAGCTTGATCTCTATAATACTGATAATATACATCTACACCTTTATAACTAGCATCATGGATTGCTTGAACTATTACAGATAAAAACAATCTTTGTTCAGGTGTCCTGTTCATCTATAACTTCATAAGTCATACGATGATCTACAGCATCTACTTCCTGCCAATTTAATGTCTTTGAGTCAATAGCTTTAACAATTTTTAATGCTTCAGCATCTGACTCTGCATTAACAAATATTTCTGTATAAGCAGGAAGTGTAACCCATCTTTTAAATTTATAAATCATATATTATTTTTACGTCTACTTGCTTCTAATGTTCTAAATAAATCTATTATAATACCTTCTTTATCTCTTTTATTCTCAACTGTACTCGCTTCAACCTCTGCTTCAAATAATTCTTGAACAGCATTCTTATAAGTTTCACTTGCATAGTAGGTTTGCTCTTTGGCAGAAATGCTCTTATCATTTGTGTTGCCAGTAATGTGTAAAGCCTTCTTTCTTTTAAGAAGCCTATCCAAATACTTAACTTTAGCATTAGCTTCAGCATTTTGTACGTCTGTTTCTGCAAGATATTTCAAGGCATCTTCTAACCTCTTTTCTGTAATCATTACTATTCTCCATATATTTTTTATACAAATCTTTTATACTCTTATCTTTATCAAAAGTATCAATACCCATCAACTCTAATTCTAATTTAAATAACAAATAATGTTTCATAAAAAAAGGGCAGGATCTTTCGATCCCACCCATCACGTTAACTAACTTTAGGGAGATGACGTGTTCTGTTAAAATGGTGCATCTTCCAGATCTTCTGCAGTATCCATCTTTTGATTTAAGATGTCTCTTACAATTAGATCTAGGTTTTTATGTATTTCTGGTGTAACTTCTTTACCAGAGCTTAACCAAGCTGACATAAGATTACTCATAGTCAATCTATACTTTTCTTTCCATTGACCTGCAACATCTCTTACAGCTTTAACTCCAGAAGAACTAACCATATTGTTTGTAGGCACAGCTACTTCACCATCAAGTAATTCTATTGAATTAGCAGTTTGATATTGTTTACCACTTTTACTAGTACGTATTGGTAAAGCCTCAATCTTCAATCTAGCACCTTTCTGCCATCTTGAAGTACCCATAGCTTCACCATAAATAGTCATGTCAGTACCATCGTCTTTAGTAACGTATACTGTAACACCACCATTATCTTTCTCAAATGCTCTTTTAAATGAACATTCAAATGTCTCAGTTTCCATATTTCTCCTATTGATTTGATTTATTATATTTCCTATTTTTTGCATAGTTATTTATACACTATTGTAAACAATCTTCCCATAGTTTTTTTGCAAAATCTACAGATCCTTCAGATCCTTTCCATCGGAAGTTGTCGATTGTCAAAGGAAACAATCGAACAGCATCCTGTTTTGTTTTACATGTATTTAATATATGTTCTATGTGTTTCATTGCATTGATAATCTCTTTTAGATCATCACGACCAACCATATCTACACAGTATTGATCTGTTGGTGAACAATATAATAACATAGTTTCTTTGCCAAATACCTCACGATACAAGCATTGTTGTCTAATATCTGCAGGTTTTGGATACCATCTAGCATCAACTTTACCTGATTTTAAACGTTTAATATATGCTGTAGCTTTAGTATCTACAATCACATCTTTAAATTCAAAATCAGTTTTACATATAACATCACGTTCTAAACCCCATTTAGTACCTGGTAACTGTAACTCATTCTGCCATGAAACTACTTCACCAAACTGTGGTAGCTCTTTTACAAACTTGTTTGCAATAATAGCTGCCCAATTGTATTCATCTTCTATATGATCAGTTGGTAACAGATCGTCCATTTCATCACGACTATGCTCAAGATATTTTCTTTTAGCAAATTCTGTGATACTATCTTCATCAGTGATTTGGTTTTGAAGTGCGTTGTTAGCTGCATCTTCAGCTGCTAAACCCATTATCATTCTGGGATTGGGTTGTGACTCAAAATCAAATAACTCATTGATAATCCAAAATGCAGGACTATCAATAAACGTATTAGTTTTTGAAGCAGAATGTCTATACTCAATTTTCATATTCATCTCCTTATGGTTAATAATATACAAAAGTATTTAGCTTCTACCTTTAACATATCAATGGATGTATTAAAAGGTAAAAAGACAGCAAGATGTGAACAAGATTATAAAATATATAATCTGTCTATCCTGTTGTGTTGGATTTTACACCCTACACAAGTGTATGGGAGTAAAAGCCTTATTGCTCGTCATCATAGATGTTCAAAGAACAGAGTCTATAGACTAAACAAATATTATACACACAATATTAATTTCAAATCTTTTGTTGATAAATACAAGGAAGATTATAAAAATAATTATGCGTCAGATTGAAAAACCAGAACTAATATCTACAATCAGAGATAAGAAAAAAGTTTGGTTAAATATTAGAGAATCACGTCTAATGTATATGTTTCATCGTAAGCTCATATCTATTGAAGAATATGAAGCTGGATCTAGATATAGACTAGCATGTGAACTTATGGGTGGCAGCTCTGGAAACTATCTTAAAGAACGTGTTGATGGTATAAACAGTGATCATATTACATCATCTCTTGGAGCTGCATTATCAGTTAAAGAATGTGACCAAGAAATTGGTCCTACATTCGCAGAAGCTATGAAGTTATTTTGTTGGCATAACTTTGGAATAATTGAAATAGCCAATCAATTAAGTTTGACAGAACGTAAAGCATCTAATAGAGTTCATGAAGGATTAGCAAGATTAAGTATTTATTATGGCTACACGAAAGTGCGACACACTATTAAAGGACAAGGAACTAAAGATAAAAGACAAAAAGTATCTGAAGTGGGTAGCAAGTAATCCTTGTATAATCTGTCAACAAAATGGTTGTAATGCTCATCATATTACGTATGCACAGTTTAGAGGTATAAGTCAGAAAGTTGGTGATCAATTTACAATACCATTATGTGTTAAACATCATCATCAATTACATAATTGTGGTATGTCTGAACGAGATTTTTGGAACAAGATTGATATAGATCCATTACCTATATGTAAAATATTTTATGATCATCATCAAAATATGTGGAAAAACAAGGATTTTTTCTATGATGACTCTATGCTTTGGATAAAGGTATATAACAAACTTGTACCTAAGATTAAGAAAAACATTGATTTTCTACTGCAACCCAAATAAATATATTAGTTATCCTCGCTAGAGGTACGTTCTTATGGCAAAAATATATAAATTTACTAGA